ATCACTGGGGATCTTTTTTGGTACTTGTCATCTATCAGTTCCTCATTTGCTCTTACTATTGGTAGATCTTTTACGGGAGTGCTTGAGATAGCTTATAGTGATAACTTAACAAATATTCTTGCGCAAAGTAGTGTTAATTTCAGTACATTCGCTGAAACAGTAACCTTCGACTAATGATAATCAACTTAACTTATTATAAATATAAAAACGGTTAAAGGGCTAATAGTGTGACAACTAAAATTTACAATATGAGAGATACATGGGTCGATAGTGCCCTTCAGTATACCTCTATTAAGATGAATACATTCGACCTCAGTTCCGATGTGAACTCGAGGCTACTTGACCTTAAGAAAAATGGTATTAGCCAATTCACTATTGATAAGTTCGGCGAAATTATTACTGGTACGCTTGATATTCCTCGCGTTAATAGCCTCGAAGAAACTATTACAGCTCTTTCATCTGCTGGGCTTGCTAAAGTTGACTTTATTGCAGCTAATCTAGCTATCCTACAAGCTAATACAATTGCTCCAGTTAATGATATTGGTCTTGTATATAGTGATCCAGTCATAGTTAATAACGACTGGTATTATAAGGCTAATGCCACATCCTGGGTAAGTACAGGGTTACTTCCAGCATTAGCAGAGCAGCTCACACCTAGAAAGGCTGTTGAGCGTACATTCTATGTTACTATGAACGGTAACGATAATGATGCTAATACCTATATTAATCAGACCAGCAACACTGGTATGTCTATCTACAAGCCATTCGGTACTATTGGCGCGGCATTAGCTGCTGCAAATGCGACAGGGCAGTCTTGTATTGTTATTGTACATCCAGGTGAATACACTGTTTCCCCTGAAACTGAAATTCCTAGAAACTGCGCGCTTTATGGATATGACCCTCGTGTTACAAAAGTTTCCATGGCTGAAGGCTATGAAGAGAACAATATGTTCCTTCTTAACTCAGGATGCAAGCTTCGTGGATTCTCATTTACTAATCTTCGCCACGAGGCTTCATGGCTGGCCGCATATAATGGCTCTCTAGACTACGGACCTCCAAACAAGGGTTATGCTTGCGCATTTAAGCCTGGTGCCTTTATTACCAGATCGCCATATATCAGCGACTGTACAACTATTCACAATCTAACCTATCAGCAGCTGTCACTACCAAATGACAGAGAAAATGGTAACCCACTCGTTCCTATGACAGGTGGTTGCTTATATGCTGATGGCTCTATCTGCGATCCTGATTCACCTCTACGCTCAGTAGTTGTTGACTCATTCACCGCTGTTAACCCTAACGGTATCGGCTATGCTGTTGTTGAGAACGCACTTGTACAGCTAGTTTCTATCTTTACAAACTGGGGTCGTGTCGGTATTTGGGCTCACGCAGGAGGACAAGTTACTGTTGTTAACTCTAACGCAACTTTCGGTGACTATGCATTTGCATCGACAGGTTTCCGTTATGTAGTTAGACTACAGGGTATTGCAGATCGTGATGATATTTTAACAGAGTGCCCTGTTTTCGGTAACTTTGTTAAGAGTAATGCTGATGTTATTGTAGACTATCTAATGTCTAACAATAGCGGATTTAAAACAATCCCTAACTTTACATCAACTATTCTTGCAAACTCAGCACTCGCAAATCTAACATCCAGAGATACTAAAACAATTCTACTTGAAACTGCTGATGACCTTATTGCTGGTCAAGATCGCGGTACTGTATTCTGGATTCAAAGCTTATTCACAGCTAATACATCATCAACATTCTCTGCTAACTCTGTATATGCATTTAACCCATCATTAGTACCAATCTTTACTGGTTCATATGATGTAATGCGTAGTTATCTTCGAAGCCGCACACTAAATGTTGGCGGTACTGAACCAGATGCTAATGCTATGGTTGAAGGTATGTTCAGTCTGGCAATTGATGTAGTCACAACACCTGATGACTACACAGAAGTATTCCAGTCTAAGATTGAAGCTGCTTCGCACCAGTTCTCATATGCTGGTTCAGGTGTTAACTATAACGCTCTCCCATTCGGTCAGAGAGCTACAGGTATAGCAACTGATCCTACTACAAACCTTTATACTTCTAACGGTGGTGTTGTTTACGCTACGTTTAATACTGAAGCGGGTGATACATATCTAGGACCAGATTTAAGAGTAGATTTCGAACGAAGCACAATTGAAGGGCAAGCATTCTCCAGAGGTGTGCAGAACATTACCCTTCCATTAATTATTGGCGTAGGAGGCTAAAAAAGTGGCTCTAGCAGCAAACACAGTAACACCGAGACCACCGTTAAATATTTTTGAAGTTGAACGTAAACAACTACAAGGTAATACATGGTTTCAAGTTGTTGAGGTACCAAGTTATTATGTACCTCGTAATGGACCTATCGTTGCAAAGACTGTTAATACAGCAGCTATTATGACAGGTCTTACTATTACAAATATGCATAGTGCAACTATTCGTGCATCAGCGCGAATTAGAGGCATAGATGGTGTATATTATTCAATAGTACAAAATGCACCGATACCTGTCAGTGATTTTCTATCAATTAGTTTTGAACGTCAGGTAATGAAGACAGGTGAGATCCTTGAAGTTGCTATTCCAAGCAATGGTTCCCCATCTGCAAACCACGCGCATATACATTTTTCTTATATTCTTAATCAAAGAGAAGAGTTCACCATACTATGAGCTTAAAGTATAATTCGCAAGCGGAATTACTATTAGCCGAAGGCGTTCCAGTCGATAAGAACGATTTTGATGCAACCCTGTTTAAGGGAGCGCTGCTGTATGATATTAATGACGGGCGAATTTACTTTTCTGATGGTGTTTCATGGCTATGGCTCAATGAGTCTGCTAACACTGCAAACCTAGCTACTGTTGCTATTTTCGCATTTGATGCTAACAATGCAACGAATGCTGCAAACGCTAACTTCGCAAAGACAGCTAATCTAGCTTATACCGCTGAGTTTGCATATGTTGCTAACAACTCTAACTTTGCAAACATTGCTAATTTTGCTTTAACCGCTAACGTCTCTAATGTTTCGAACTTCTCTAATCTAGCTAACTTTGCTGAGCTTGCGAATACAGCTGAAGTCGCACTTGTTGCTGATTTCGCTTTCCTTGCTAATCTGGCTAACATTGCTATCTATGGTGAAACTGCTAACGTAGCTAACTTTGCTAACCTTGCTACATTCGCAGAATTTGCCTTTGCTGCAAACACAGCTAACACTGCTGAGTTTGCTTATAATGCATTAACAGCTGATACTGCTGCACTTGCAACTTATGCTCTTGAAGCTAATAATGCTGGTTTTGCTAATACAGCCAATAACGCTCTTGAAGCTAATAATGCTCAGAACCTTAACGGTAAGCCAGAGAGTGAACTAAATGTTAACTCTGCTTTCTTCGCTAATAACTCTAACTTCTTAGAGCAGCGTAAATGGGCTAATCCAGGTGCTATTGGTACTACAACTCCTAATACCGGTATATTTACTAATGTAACTGTACAGGGTAATCTACAAGTACTTGGTACATTTACCTTTGTTAACACAGCGGTGCTTGATGTAAGCAACTCTTTCATTGTACTTAATACCGGTGCAGCGTCGCCTATCAATGATATTGGGTTTGTATTCCAACGTTATGCAACTCCTAATACAACAAATTACAATGTCGCAATTGCATGGGATGAACAGACTAAAGCTGTTTCTATTGGCGCGACACCTAACACATATCCGCAGAGTAATATTACATTTTCTGATAACTGGTTTACAGTTGATAGCTTCGGTAAAACAACACTACAGTCTCTAGATGTACCACAAGCAAATGTGACCTTTTTACTATCTGCTGCTGCGCTATCTGCTAATGGATCAGTAGGTTCTAATGGACAGGCCCTATTCTCAAATGGCTCGACTATTTACTGGGGACCAGCTGCAGCAGGGTTTACAGGCTCAGTTGGATTTACAGGTTCTAGAGGGCTTATTGGATTTTCTGGATCCAGAGGTGTTCAAGGCTTTATTGGTTCCACAGGGTTTACAGGTTCACGCGGTTTTGATGGTTCACGTGGTTTAGATGGGTTCACAGGCTCAAAAGGTGAGCTAGGTTTCTCTGGATCAACTGGTGTACGTGGATTTGATGGGTCAGCTGGCTATGCAGGTTCGCGTGGCGTTAATGGCTTTAATGGATCTCGTGGCTTTGATGGTTCAATTGGTTTCACAGGATCAATAGGACCTGAAGGACCTCAGGGTGTTCAAGGTTTTGCTGGTTCAAGAGGCTTCGATGGCTCTAGAGGATTTACCGGTTCCCGCGGAAGCATTGGATTTGACGGTTCATTAGGTTATTCTGGATCGATTGGTTACACAGGTTCTGTTGGCTTTACAGGATCTATCGGTGACCTAGGCTACACAGGTTCAATTGGTTTCACTGGATCATCAGGTTTTGCTGGTTCGCGTGGTACAACAGGCTTTGACGGCTCACGCGGTTTCGACGGTTCGGGCGGCTATACCGGTTCACGCGGCTATGACGGCTCAGGCTTTACTGGATCAGCTGGTACAACTGGCTTTGTTGGCTCTATGGGTGCGACTGGCTTCACCGGTTCAAGAGGCGCGCAAGGTGTACAGGGTGTAACAGGTACTTCAATTACCCTTAAGGGTGTTGTTGCGACAACTTCAAACCTACCAGGTGGCGGCAACGTCGCTGGTGACGCGTATGTTGTTGAAGCTGACGGTAAGATTTATATCTGGTCCGGCACACAATGGGTTGACTCAGGTCGCTTCATCGGGTATACAGGTTCAATTGGTTTCACTGGCTCAACAGGTGCTCAAGGTTTCCAGGGCGCTCTCGGATTCACAGGTTCATCAGGGTTCACTGGCTCACAAGGCGCACAGGGTGCCCAGGGTGCCCAAGGCGCTATCGGATTTACCGGGTCTATTGGTACAACAGGATTTGTTGGTAGCCAAGGCGGTGCTGGTGTTCAAGGTGCTATCGGCTTTACAGGCTCTATTGGTTTTACCGGTAGTGTAGGTCCTCAGGGTGGCTCAGGTGTTCAAGGTGGTTCAGGATTTACCGGGTCGCAAGGTCTACAAGGTACGCAAGGCGTTCAAGGTGCGACTGGTGCTGGCTTTACTGGTTCTCAAGGGCTACAAGGACCTCAGGGTGTTCAAGGTACATTTGGATTTACAGGATCACAAGGCCCACAAGGAGCTGTAGGTGGTCAAGGTATTCAGGGTGCGCCTGGATTTACAGGCTCTCAGGGACTTCAAGGTCGTCAAGGGGTTCAAGGCCCATCAGGATTTACAGGCTCTCAGGGTCTGCAAGGTGTACAGGGTGTAACAGGTACTTCAATTAGCCTTAAGGGTGTTGTTGCAACGACAGGTAATCTACCTTCAAGCGGCAACGTCGCTGGTGATGCATACGTTGTTCAGGCTGATGGAAACATCTATATCTGGAGCGGATCATCCTGGCAGAGCGGTGGACAGTTTATTGGGTATACAGGCTCACGTGGGTTCCAGGGTGTTCAAGGCGCAACAGGTTTCGTAGGATCACAAGGTCTTCAGGGCTTCCAAGGTGTACAAGGCGCTCCAGGATTTACTGGTTCACGTGGCGCAGATGGTGTACAAGGTAACGTTGGTTTCGTAGGCTCGCAGGGTCTTCAAGGCCGTCAAGGCGTACAAGGACCTACTGGCTTTACAGGCTCGCAAGGACTACAAGGTCTATCTGGTGCACAGGGTAATACTGGAGCTGGCTTTACCGGCTCGCAAGGTCTACAGGGTGTACAAGGAGCTCCCGGTACAGGTGCGCAAGGTACTCAAGGTTCTTCAGGATTCACAGGCTCAGCTTCTGTTGTAGCAGGTGTTCAAGGTGCTGCAGGTCCTCCAGGACCACAAGGTCCAACTGGTGCTCAAGGCGCTCAAGGACAGCTTGGTGTACAAGGTGCACCAGGTTCTGGATTTGTTGGCTCACAAGGCTTGCAAGGTCGCCAAGGCGTTCAGGGCGCACCTGGGGCAGGTTTCGTTGGATCGCAAGGTCTACAAGGCGTCCAGGGCGCTCAAGGTGTTCAAGGACCTATCGGTACACAGGGTGCTGTTGGTGCCCAAGGTGCCCAAGGTCGTCAAGGCGTTCAAGGCGCTCAGGGTGCTGTTGGTGCACAAGGACCTACAGGCGCTCAGGGTGTACAAGGTGCAACAGGTGCTGGTTCCCCAGGTGCTCAAGGCCCACAAGGCCCACAAGGCCCTCAGGGTGTTCAAGGTATTGCCGGTGGTCCAGGCGGACCTGGACCTCAAGGTGCTCCAGGTGTAGGTATTGTTAACTCAGGCGCTGTAGACTTCGCTGCATATTATTCAGGTACTACAACACTTTCAGCAGCTTCAGGCTCTGGTAGTGTTAAGGTCGGTGGCCCGTTCTATATTAATAATACCGCTGCAGCTCTTCGCTCAGTATCATCCGGTTACCTAGATGGCGGTAGAGTGTTTATCAGTGGCACAACACCAACTGCTACTGCAGCCGGTGATATTTGGATTGATACTTCAGGTACTTCGGGATATACACAATCGCTTTCTGCGAGTGGTTACACAAAGTTACCGAATGGAGTAATTCTTCAGTGGGGAACAGTCAATGCTTCTCCTAATCAAAACGCATCAGGAACATTCCCAATTGCATTCACTGCAGTCGCTCGAGCTGTGATGAACGGTGTTGGGGATACTACTGAATTCGGACAAGCATCTAAAGGTCCAACAATCTACGCTACCAGCACAACTGGTTTCACCTATCATAACGGTGATCAAAGCACAACTACTGGTTTCTGGTTAGCAATGGGATATTAATAAAATGACAATTTACTACAGCCCAACAACAAAAGGTTTTTACGATACTGATTTTGGGTATCCGTTGTTGCCTCAAGATATTATCGAAATACCTGCCTCTGATCATATGGCTCTTGTTGATGCAATTAACAATCAACAAAAAGAAATTGTTGTCGATGCAAATGGTGATATTTCTTTGAGAGATATTGTAATAGTTGTAACTTGGGATAATATTCGTTCTAAACGCAATAGTCTTTTAGCGTCATCTGACTATACACAAATGTCTGACTGGCCTGGCAATAAAACTGCTTGGGCTGTGTATCGTCAGCAATTGAGAGACCTACCTCAAATTTATACAAATGCTGCAAATGTTGTATTTCCTATATCACCAGGAGCATAATACGTGACTTTACAGTTTACTTCCCCTAAACTTTTTAAATATTGGAATGGATCAGCATGGGCTGAAAGTCAAGACTTCGGTAGTAAAATTAAACTGTGGAATGGGTCTGCATGGCAATACGTTGACATAAGACCTTATGCGGATGTTAATGAAGAAACACAAACTGTTACTGTGGGATCTTTCATATTTAAAGGCATTGAAAATTATGGGTATAGTAGCGGTGCTTATGGTTCAATAAGCGACGGTACTTTT